TCTGACAAACCTTCAAGGTGTTTGTAGATGTCAGGCACTACATTATTAAGACTCATTGGGCATATCCTTTATAATAGTTTTAATTTTATTTAAAGAGAGCTTAAACCATTCTCCTCTGTTATCGCATCCTGTGGCTGTAAGTTTATCGTGTACTAATTTTTCTGTTTCTTTTCTATCAGCAAAAAACTCAGAGTACTCTAATTTAAAATCACGTAAAGGACTAGATGTTTGATAAGTTCTACACCTATCCTCTGCATCTACAGCCATGCCAACCTTGTACCAACCTTTCCATGCAGGGTTAGATACTACATAGATATGGCCTCGTTTTACTTTATCGTACTTATTATAGACTGCCTGACCTATAGAGGCGGCTAGTCTTTTAAGTTTATTTTTTCTATTCTTAATTGTATCACAAGCGTTGCAAATATAGTTACACTTTTTAAGATTAGAAGCGTAAAAGTTTTCTTCTGTTAAAAGAACATTGCAATGATTACAGGTTTTATTGTCTTTCATAATAGTCTATAGCCTCTATTATTTCGTAATCGTTATCGTCTTCTAAAGTTCCAAGCTTTAAAGGGACAACATCTTTATCTCCAGTGTGTACTATCTTATGTCCTGTTATTACATACATACATTCTATTAAAACATCTTTTTTGTAATTTAAAACTTTTACTGTCACCAAAGGTTTCGTCCCAGTGGGCATCCTAAATATCCCACCTATAGGGACATTGTATCTCAAGTTCACAAACTCTCGAAGCTTTACCGCAGTAGTCTCAGTGTGTTTCACTCCAGTTCTCCCCGACTTTATAGTCTCCATCTAATGGATAGTTAAGTTTAAACATACACCCTGCTTCTTTAATAGCTCGTACTCCTGCTTCTCCTACAGCTTTGGCGTGATCAGCATGGCACTCTATTTGCCATTCATCGTGTACATTGGCTACAAACTTAGCATCCCAACCATTATAATTTATCTTATCGTTTAAAAGAATCAAGGCTTTCTTCATTACTATCGCACCTGCTCCTTGTAATAAAGTATTCAGGGCCGCATGTTCTGAACGGACTGTAAGCTTGCGACCATCTAGTGCCTTAACGAACCCGCTTCTAGCTTCTCTTTGTACTCTGTCCGTAAGATTTTTAAATGATGGGAGATTATCAAAGAAGCGTTGTCTAAGTCCTTTACCAACCGCTCTACCTCTACCAACCACTGATCCAAGTTTCGCATCTCCCGCTCCGTAAAGGAGGGCATAGATGAAAGTTTTTGCCTTATCTCTTGATTCAATTCTAGCAAGTTGTTGATTAGTGGTGTGTATGTCTCCGTTAAGTATTTCATTTGTATAGCCCTCGTCATTTAAGTAGTGTGCTAACATTCTTAATTCTAATCCTGAAGCATCTATTCCTACTAGCTTGTAGTTATCTGGCACTGTCCAACAGCTTCGACACTCTTCACCATAAGGAGACTTAGTGCTTGGAATCTGGGCTGTGTTGGGATGTGAATGAGTCATGCGCCCTGTCACTGCCCCATTAGGATTTACAAAACCATGTATTCTTCCTGTATCTTCGTTAAGCTCTTTTAGCCAACTCTTAGCTTGAGCCAATCGTTTCTGCAACATAAGATACCTAGCAATCATGGCGGCCTGTGGAATATTTTTAACTCTATTTAAAGTGGCTTCGTCCACAATAGGTTGACCTGTGGGTGTGTGTTTTTGTGGGTTCCAACCAAAACGAATTAAGTATTCGCCGATTTGTTTACGTGATCCTAAGTTAAAAGGCGTTTCAGTTTTACGAGAGATGGGCTTATTGTATATATCCAAAGACAATCTTTCGTACTCTTCGTCTGTCAGTCTTGTGCCGTTACCGTGTTGATCTGTCGCAGTCTTAGCCACTGCTCCTGTAGCTGTGAACTTAGGCGTAAGTATTTGTGTGGTGATAATCGGCTTGAACTCTTCATGTACTTCTTGTTCTAAATCGTGTAGTTTAGTTTCAAACATAGCAACTAAGCTCATTGTCTTTTCAATGTCTAAACAAAAACCATTGTCACGTTGCTGATTAATTATCTTAGCTACAGCGTGTTCTATTTGTACTGATTGTGGTGTAAACCCACGGCTCTCAACCTTCAATGCTTCATATACTTTAGTGTTAAGCAACACATCGTTCTTACAATACTCTAGCATCTCTGGGCTGTAAGCTTCCCAAGCATCTTCTTGTTTTCCAAAGTCACCTTTATGAAAGCCTAGTCGATAGCCCCAACCTTCAAGCCCGTGATTGCCTTCGCGTGTAGGTTTAAAAAGTCTTGAAAGAACAAGGGTATCAACGATCTTCTTGTCGAACAAGTCTAGTCCTGCAACCTTCTTAATTGCAGGGATGTCATAGCCTATTAAGTTGTGACCAATTAGTTTTGTTGCAGAAGATAACATATCGTAACCTTCTTGCAACTGTGTGTTGTCAAATGTAAACACGTCCTTAGTCTCTACGTCTTGAGCCACAATACAAAATATCTTTGTGGGGTCTAAGCCGTCTGCTTCTATATCAAATACTAAATTACTCATGTTCTTCACCTAATTTTAATTGGGGACTGCGAGGGTCTTTAAGCATCTCTTCGTAGTAGTATGACAGAACGTCATGTTCTATTGCTATTTTTATACCCTCGACAGTGTAATGCGCCCACCTTATAACAGTTATAGGTCTAAACAGTTTGTTGTGTTTATCTATCTCGAACCCGTTAAAGGTGGTTGTCATATAATGTCTCCCTCAAATTGAGAGGGATCGTAAGCATCTAACTCTCTGAGCCTTCCTGTGTTACCATCATATAAAAGATTGGTAGCTACACCTACATCTCCAGTGTATCTAGACTTCAGTACCCTCACCTTAGTGGTGGAGGCTTCGATCTCATCGTCTGATTGTTGGTTGCGCTCCAAGGAAAGAACACAATCACTTAGCTGAGCAATGCTCTGACTGCCTCTAAGATGATTAAGCCCTGTCTCAATACCGTTCTCGTGTCCACGGTTGCCATCAATCCTGCGGAGGTGTGATACAAGAATCATGCCACATCCTGTCTCCTCAACCATCGTTCTTAGTCGATGCATGATTTGATCTATGGCTTTGCGCTCATCGTTTTCAAGGGTGGATAGGACTAACATGTGCAAATGATCCACTACAATCCATTTACAATCTAATCCAATTATCATGTAGCGTAACTTGCTAAAGATGTCTTCAAGGTTATTGACTCCGTGGTGTGCATGAATCCATACACGCCCCTCGTTCTCACCCATGAATACTTTCTTAAAACATTCGTCCAATTGATCGGGGGTGTAAGTAGACTTAACGCTGTCTAAATGCAGTTTAGCATCTGCCTCAATCGCCATGATTCCTTCGGCAGTTCGTGACCAATTCTCTTCAAGTGCTACTACACCCACGTTATCTTTTGTTTTATTTATAAGCCAGTGTTCAAGCTCTCTAGTGACAGAAGATTTACCTAGACCTGTACCACCTGTCAGGGTAACTAACTCTCCTTCTCGTAGACCTTCTAACTTTTTATTTAAACCATACCAAGGATAAGGTATCGCTTGTTTTCTTTCAAGACGTAGTTTCTGATATGCTTCAAGCTGTTCAGACAGATTCAAAACACCAGAAGGTGTATAGACTTTAGCATCCCAGAAAGCACTGACGTATGCCGCATGTCTACCCTGACGCAACATATCGTTAGCGTCCTTGTAATCCACGGGCAGTGTCATTATCTTAGCTTTCTTTGGTGTTAATAGTTTTGCTACGGCTTGAGCCGCTTCTTTACCATGCTTATCGTTATCAAAGTTAATGACTACACAATCAAAAGACTCAAGGTACTCAAGGCTATTCTTAACATCAGCAACGCCTCCTTGCGCCCCTGATTTTATAGAAACGACAGGCCACTTAGAACCAAGTAGCTCGTAAGCGGCCATGCCATCGCATTCACCCTCTGTTAAAGTTATAAAATTACCGCCTGCTTTAAACAGATTTTCTCCAAACAACCCTACCTCTTTTGGACTACCTGTCCACGCAAACTCTTTGTTCTGTTTACGTATCTTAGTACCTGATAACTCGTGTCCATTGTAGTAGGGGTAGTAGTGCTTATCAATCTTACCATTTAGTAGTGTTGACTTGACCCCATATTTCTTAGCTGTTTCTAAGCTTATCTTTCGATCAGTCAATTCATTAAACGTAGCTGTTGAACTATTGTTCATCTTGCTGTTCCTTTGATGTATTTCAAACTCCGTTTCTACATCATTGTGTTGCACTTCCGCTGTGCTATAGTTTGGTAAGTATGTCCTGCAACTGAAGCAGAACCCAGAGCCATTGTCGTTAACTGAAACTGGGTCACTGCCTCCACAAGCGGGACAAGGTAGCTTGTGTTTAACAAAAGGCATACGCCTTACTCCTATTTGTTGCCTCGTGTTTCATCATCGGAGGATGCTTCAATGATAGCCTCGTCTACCAAATGCTCATCCATACTGCCAGTTAGAGTCATAATAGATGCACGAGCGAGTGTAACATTCAACTCTGCCTCTCTTAGCTTGCCCTGTGCATTGACCAGTACTCCGAATACTGACTGTCCTTCGGGTGATAGTTGCCCTACGTCATAAGTCACATCGTCTTTGATGTAGGTGTATTGTGGTGCGTCACTCATAGTTCATCCTCCATAGATGGTTCTGCTGTTATACCTAGTTCTTCGCCATCAGGTGTCCCGACTTCTACTAGATCAAGCACCTGCATAGCTTGAAAGTCTAGACCCTTGAAAGTCCCATACTTGTTTGTGGTTTCCCACTCATTGTACTGAACTCTCACAGTGGAGCCGTTACCTACACGAGCATCCAAAGGATTCTTATACTGGTCGATAAGCTTTGGAGCCTGTCGTACCATACCGTTTGGCCCTTCGACCTTACGCTTAATTAAAAG